TCCTGTTTCGTCATACTCGTGCAGAACAAACTGCAAGGCATAAAGTGTATTGTGCTTTTCCATTCCGGTCTCCCGTATAAGAGTTGATAGAAATTATCCCATACCATAGGTAAAAAAAGAGGTCAACTACATATAGTAGTTGACTACTTATTTTTTTTGTAGACTTCCCACATAATGCGAAGTTGACCGCTGATTGTGCGGCCTTCCGCTTTTGCAATCGTTTTTATCTGCTCGTAGACCTCAATCGGCACAAGAACAGACTTCCATTTGGTGATATCCATAAAATTTATCCCAATATATTGTGTTCTGTAAGCGAATATATAGGAGATATTGTATCATTGCAAGCAAAAAGACCCCGCCGAAGCGGGGTCAGTTGGGGAGGAAAATAATGAAAAAGCCTTACTTGAGCCGGTAAATAATAATAAGCATCAGGGCTATCTGAATAGCATCAATCCAAGGAACCCCAAAACCCGTTGTCATATCATTCCGCCTCTCCCCAGCTTGGGCCGATTTCGACATCACACTTGCTGGGTATTTCTAATGGTACAGCATTTTCCATAATTTTGGCAACACTTTCTGCATCTTCACGATTTTTCACAGAAATTGCTATCTCATCGTGAATTTGAATGAGCGGGGTGCGCCCTTGTTCATAAATATTCACCATTGCTTGCTTTGTCATGTCTGCGGCGGACGCTTGAATAAGCCTATTTAGGGCTTTGTAGGTGTATGCCCGCTTCAAACGGGTGGTTTCGCCATACTCTTTGACGGCATCTTGGTAGGGCAGAGCCTTGTTCATGGCGAATGTATCGGGCTCCCAGAGGTCAAAACGGCACTTTCTGCCCAGTATAGAGCGGACAGAGCCGCTTGAGCCGCGGTCGTTGAGCCGCGCTTGGACGCCGTTCATGAGGCCTTTAACAAACGGGACGCGCTCATGGTACTGACGGACTAGGCCTTTGGCTTCATCTACGTCAATATCTAGCTGGTCGGACAGCTTGTTCACGCCCATGCCATACATCATGCCAAGATTGATTGTTTTGGCCTGCTTGCGCGGGATCGACGCCATTTCTGCCACCATCGTATGAAAATCCATATCAGGATCATGTCTATAAGCATCTACAAACTCCTCTACCCCAGCCATCTGCTTGCCGCGGGATTTGCCATATACATATGAGTAATGCACCAAGATGCGTGGTTCCTGTTGCGAGAAATCAATCGCCGCCCACTGTTCCCCCTCTTCCGGCAGGAACAGGCTACGGATCATTGGGCCAAGTTCTGGATCGCGGGCAGGGATTTGCTGCAAATTGGGGTTGGACATGGATATGCGCCCCGATACCGTGCCGCCGTCATCGGAGCGGATCTGGTTGATATGCCCGTGGATACGCCCGTCACTACGGCAATGCTTCATAATCGTGTTTATAAAGGTGCCGCTGGTCTTGTTCAAGTTGCGGGCTTTAACAATTAGCTGAGCCAGTTCATGCGGGTGGTCTGCAAGAAATGATTTCGTAAAAGACGGTGCGCCTTTTTCTGTGCGCGGGTAGGCAATGTTTAATTTATCAAAGGCCTTGGCTATTGACGCCGCCGCCCAGAGCTCTACATCAGAACCAGCTACGGATTTAATCCGTTTGATAACCTCTTTTTCCTGCTTAATTAAATAATTTCTGGTGCGCTCGACACGGTCTTGGTCAACGCGGACGCCGCGCCATGTCATGTCAATCAGGCAGGGCAGGAGTTTTAATTCGAGTTCGGCGATAGGCCAGAGGTCTTCTTTAGTCAGTTGCGTAGACAAGTGGTTCCACAAGTCGAGCGTAATTTCTGCGTCGTTCTGGGCATACGGCCCGACATACATAGCGGGCATCTTCCACATCTCAGCTTTTGGGTCGAGCCCGAACTCGCGGGCGGCTTCCTGTAGTGTCTTCTCTGTCTTAATTTTGCCCAGAAGGTCGTAACAGAGGCTGTTCAAGCTGTAACTGAAGCGGTTCTCGTCGAGTAGCGCGGCGATCAGCATTGTGTCGATGATCTTGCCGTTTAGCGTGAAGCCCATACGGCGTATCCAGCCCGCATCATATTGTGCGTTGTGCATGATCTTGTCAGCAGGGCACTCAAATACTTTCTTGAGCCACTTATTGACGATGCGTTCGTCGAGATTGCCGCCACCAAGGTGGCGGATCGGGATATATCCTGCCCAATCCGCTACCGCGATAGCGTAGCCCACTACCTCACCGTCACCTGTAGGCCATCCGGGGCCGTTGGTTTTGATGTTCGGGTCGCGGGTCTCGACATCTATAGCAATTTGCTTTGCATCAAAGATGTCGGGTAGCTCTGCGGGTGGCACCCATTCACTCTTGGGGCCGAACATGGTCATCTGTAGTGCCATCAATCTTTCCTTACTGTAGCCATTTCCTTGCCACATTTAACAAGCACCCAGCCTTGGGCTAGGTACTCTTCCAAATGTTGTATCGGGATGAAGCGAACCATTAGTCCTCTCCACCCAGTGCGCCGTAGCCGCAAATATCTACCCAGCTATCTTCATGGTCTGGGGTTACGATGAGCCGTGCCAGTTTGACCGCCACCATACATTGGTAGACTTGCGAGACAGAAACCTCTTTGTCCAGAAGCACAGACCACATCTTGGCAATGCGCTCGTGGTTTTCGTAGGCATCGCCGTAGGCTTTGGCCCGTGGGCCGTTGACTAGGCTCTCTGCCTTATTAAGAATTTCTTCTCGTTTCATTGTATCTTTTGTCCTTTTGGCGGGTTGGTTTTATTACATTTAGGACAAGCGTCAGCATTTGCCGCGGTGTATCCAGCCCAGACTTTTTCATACCAGTCGTCAGGCGTTCGGTGCCAAGTGTTCCACTTGTTGCTACACTTCACGCACTCATAATTTACATTTATCATGTAATCTTCTATCTGAACGACGCTCATATCCAATAACTCCGGTTCATGTCTTGGGGTTCAACCAAGTAGAGGTTCTGCTTGGTTCTGGTTACACCCACATAAAACACTCTATGCAGGTCATCTGGGGCTGTCTCCGCGGCTTTAGACGCGGCAGGAGACAAGTCTGTATATAGCACAACATTGTCGGCTTCGCCTCCTTTAGATCCGTGGATCGTGGACAGGTTTATACGCGGTATGGCATTAAACTTTTCGCCGCGCCGCAGAAGAGCCGTGATGTATGCACGGTCACCGCTGGGCATTTTGTCCATAGCCGTATGCCATATCATGTCGATAGTGGCTAGCAGGCCGTGGTTAACTGTCAACTCTTCAAAGTTAACTAATTCATCATCGTCTAAAGCGGGCAGTTTCTTAAATCCGCGCTTGACTCTGTCGCCGACAGACATATAACTGTAAATGGCTCGTGCGGCCTCGCCCGTAATTCTCTTGCCTTTTCTCAGTTGTTCCCAGCCGTTGATGGCCTCGCTCAGTCTTTCTGAGATAGACCGTCTTCCATTACGACTAAACAGGAAGCCGCGGCTTTTTAAGTCATCGGTAGCGGCATCTAGGAAATAACCGGCTTGAGCCAGCACGAGCCACGAACCCTCCTCAAACCCTATGTACCCAGTGCTTGGTATGCGTTGCACCTTCCCCCTGTCTTGTCGTGGCAGGTAGGTCTTTGGTACGCGGCGCACGATGCGTTTTGCTATACGCTCAGCTAACGGGTGGACGGTGGCGGGTACGCGGTAGGATTGTTCCAGCACTTCGTAACCGCCGTTGAGGCCGATAAAGTGTTCGACATCGGCACCTGCCCAGCGGTAGATGGCTTGATCGTCATCTCCAGCGCAGTAGATGCGGTCTGAATGCTGTTCTAGCACATGAGCCACGTCCCACTGTAGGGGTGACAAGTCCTGCGCTTCGTCGATAAAGGTTATGGCTAGGCGGGGGCAGAACCCTGCACCGTCGCGCACAAACACTTCCAACATATCGGTGAAGTCGTAGAGGCTAAATCTGTTTTTGTATTCAGTTAGGCTGTCTGACACATACTTGATGGTAGTCCACGCTATATCTAATTCGCTCTCGTCATATTGTTGCCGCAAATCAACTTTGCGTAGCCGTGCTAGATTGATGAGGCCGATGATAGGGTTGTTGTTTTTGTTTAAATCAAAGGCATCTTCTGTGCTTGTGCCGGTTACCAAGTCGTGCCCAACGGCGTAACCTAGTTCTTTGTAATGCTCTGGTTGCATAACCTGTTCTTGGCGAATACCAGACAACTTTAAGGCAAAACTGTGCAGGGTGCGGAACCACGGCAGTTGTGCAGGCTCAAAGTTAAAGCGGGTGCAGGCGCGTTCGACAGCCTCGTTAGCCGCTTGGCGGGTAAAGGCAAAGTAGCCGATGTGGGCAGGATCGACGCCGGAGGACAGGGCCTCGTCCACTTTATTGAGCAGAGCGGTAGTCTTACCGGTTCCGGGCGGGCCGTATATACGGAAGATTTTAGTATCCATCGGGTAACTCATAACCGTGTTGAGCTAGTTTTGTTTTTATCTCGCGTAGGCTTACTTTGCCTAAGTTTGGTATTCTGCGTAGATCGTTTCTTCTGGCGTATTCAACGAACTCCGCTAGAAACATCGGGGTAAGGTTTTCGTTGCAGAGGCAGTTATAGGTGCGGACTTCCCACGGGATGTCTTTGACATAGACAGGCACTTCAGGGAAAGACTTCATCAGGTTTGTTATCGCGTCAATTTTGGCAACAATTTGTCTGACCCGCTCACGAGATACGCCGTATTTGTTCGCGACGGCTTGCAGGGTGCGCTTCTCAACTACGCGCTCTTTATAGATTTCCTGATTTCTAATCGACATCGGTCAACTCCTCGACGCTGTTGACACGACGCATAAAGATAGGGGTTTCGTCTCCCATCCACGCCCCGACGACATTGTAGTACATAAAGTCCACAGCCTCATCTATGCTCATGTTGTCTCGCTCACATAGAACCGCTACGCATTTATCAAAGTCATACACCACTATGGCGGGTTGCCCCGCCCTTTCTCCCATGCCGATAACGGCATCATTAAATCCGTCCGCTAGTAACATTAGAAAGGTGCCTCCGTTTGGTTGCCGCCAAAGTCTGGCGTGTTTAATTCAATCTCTGCTGTTTCAAAAGAAGGGATTTGCCACACACGGACAGGCCTGCCTTTAATTTTTAGAACAGTGCTTTCCCCTCCCTTGTCGCGTAGACGCTGAGCGATCTTGTGTGACTTGTATTCAAAAAACTTGTTACGCTTGAGGAAATTCTCAAAGTCTTTCAAACGGAACAGGGTGACCCCCGCCTCATCGTCGGTCCAAGGCCGCTTAAGCAGGATCTCTTCCTTGTCATTAGCCTTCTGTAGATGAACGCAGAACTCTTCCAGATAGTCGTAAAACTGGCCGCTGATGCTGGCGTCTTCCGCCACCTCGATGATGGCGCTCTCGTTGTCTTTCATCTCTGTCAGCAGACCGCCGATGCGGCCTTCCCAGACCTGCTTGCTTACAGAGCGCGGCATAAAGTTCAACTGCTCCATACAAGCCTTCTGGAACGTCGGCTGGCTCATCAAGCCTTCAGTATCCAGTTCCAGCGGCTCCCCATTAACATCCAGAAACCAGACCGGCGGGTTGGAATTATATTTACGCAGATTAGCAATGGCCGCGCCTTGAATAGCCGCACCGATGCCGTGCTTTCTGGTCTGGCACAGTTCCTTGTTACAATGCGCGTTGATGGGGGCATCTGAGCATTTGTAAGCGTAGTCTTTACGCTCTAACTGCCTTGCCACAATGTTGACTTCATTAAGCGGTAGAGGCGGCACTAGATACTGCATATTATATTGCAGGATTTCTGACTCCCAACTATCTGGGTAGGCCTTGCGTAGATACACGCCGATGTTGAACAGGCCGTTATTGCGCCCGCCCTCGCTAATTTTGTTCTTCAGCAAAAATTGCAGACAAGGCGGTCCATCCTTCATTGACGCCGCTTCGGCTTCATCACCGATTTGCAGTTTCAACAACTGCTCTGGCGTCTGCTTGTGCGCTTCGTATAATTCAAAAAACTCTTCTAGTGTGGCAGATGTGCCGTCGTCTTTAATCGCGTAGCGCAGGCCATCTTCCGCGTCGTAATACGGCAGGTTCAGAAAGTTGCCGACATCATCGCGGTCTAAGTGCAGTTTTACCTGCTTTGGAAATATTTCGCTACCACCGTAGCCCAGCGCGGCAGACACCTGTTGCAGAGTAGACTGCATATCTTTGGCATCTACCCATTCTGTGGTGAACAGGAAGCAGTGCGCTCCGCCAGATTTTGAACGGCACACAACGAGTGGCAGTTGCAACTTGCGGATCTTTTCTACCAGTAGCTTGTGGTCAAGCGGATACTGGTCAACGTCGATACAGCCCCATACGCATTGGTTACTTTCATTGATGGGTATAATTCCAATACCCCGCCCCTTGCCAGACAGATGCCCTTCCCACAGTTCCGTGGTGCGCGGTTCGCGTATGATGGCAGCGCGGCCAGTGTTTTTCCCGTTGGCCTGCTTTTTTTCTATTTTATAAGTGCCATAGGCTAGTTGTAGCCCATTAAATATGGCTTTGAACTTTTCTACAGACATGACGCCCCCAAAGAAAAAGGGTGACGTTATAACGCTATAACGCCACCCCAGTTACTTAGAACGGCACGTCGTCGGAGAGGTTGTCCCCGCTAACATTATCGTCCTGATGCTTTACAACAACGTCACCTGACTGGATACTTGCGTTGAACTCTTTTGCACGGTTGTACAGGTTCATATCCTCGACAGGACCGACGCGGCTCATTTCCCAGCCGTGCCAGCTACCTTTGCTGTTTTCTTCCAGTTGCGTCTTGAGGTGGTAAACATGGCTAAAACGTGGCGGGGTAAACGGCCCGTTCTTGCCCTGCATTGTTACCGAAGACACCATGCTGTTCCATTTTCTGGACTTCTTTAACTGGGTAGACTTCATCGCAATCAACGCTGTCTCAGCAGAGCCGTCGTCGTTAAGGACGATGACAAAGTGCTGATGCGTCTCTTCGATATACTGACCGGACCCGTCGGTGACATACTCTTTATTGTCATCAACAGACCGTTCAGTTTTTGGCATCTTCTCACCCGGTGAGTAGATAGCCACGGGAGCGCCCGTTCCTTCGCCTCTGGGGGCCCATTGGATGAACCGACGCTGGTAGGCTACCGGAATGACTTTGATGCCGTCCTTGCCTTTGTAAACCATGCCAGAGACACTATTCAGGATGTCACCCTTACGGGCGTCTTCTAGGTCGTCGAGCTCCTTGCTCATACCACCCAGAATTTTCAGGAACGGCAGGGCAAGATCATCTTGACCCATATTTTCCAGACCAACACCAGCATCGGCCTCAAACATAGTTGGGTCGAACTGGACGATTTCAGCAGTTTTCTGCTCTGCTACAGCATTCTTTTTTTCAGCCATTTTATTTGCTCCCTTTGACAACGGCTCGTTGGCCTATGTAGGCTCCGAAGAGTTCCATCGGGAACTCGTCACCACTTTCCACCCGTTCTTTAACGAACGCACGGAGTGTTTGCGGGTGGATTTCAGTCTTCTGTTCGGCGAGATAGCCTTCTTTTTCGGCAAAGGCTTTGAAGGCGGACGCTTGGTCGTCTTCCCCTCTACCAAATTGACAGGCAACCGTATTTTTGATGATGTCATCGTACCCATGCTCTCTGAGCCAGTCGTAGGCGGCTGGCCGGTTATCTACAAGGATGCTTGCCCCGTAGGTTTGTTTGACAGTCACTTCTGAGCCGTCATCCAATTTCATGCTAGACAGACCAATCTCTGCAAGCATGGTAGGTAGGTCTTCATCCGTCATTTTGAGCAAAACTTTCTTCTCGTCCTTCAGCTTCTGCTCAAGGTCGTTGATTGCTTTCTCCTTATCACGGATTGCTCTGGCCATCCCAGCGACTGTAGTTAAGTCGCCTTGGTCCAGTTTTTCGACTGATGTAGCCAAACTGTCTTCAAAGTCTTGCTCCATCTGTTCAAAGATATCGCTCATCGCGTTTCTCCTATCGTGGTTAAAGGCACCGTTCGGGCCTTGACAATGTCATATATATGCTTATATTGTCTTAGTGTCAAGGAGAAAAATCATG